TGGCCGTCTCGATCGTCTCGGCGGCCCTGGGGTGGCTCCATCCGGCCGTCCCCGCCGTCCTCCTGGTGGCCTATGTGGTGGCGGTGAATTGGTACTTCAGGAGGAGGATACGAAAAACATATCTATAATGAGCGATCTATATACTTATGATTATTGAGAAAAATTAAATTAGATTTTGAAACCGATAACGAGCGAATCATAGGAGTACAAAGATAATATGGCGGGCAAAGGGTGGATGAAGCTCTGCACCCCCGAGGGGAATATGAAAGGGCTTCAAAAAATGATGAATTATTTTCATACTCGGGGCGACGAGTTCGTCCAGGCGAACATGTCGTCATACTCGGGACTCGCCAGCGCCATGAACTCAGCTCAACGGCTCGTCCTGGATCGTGAAAAGTGGGAGTGGGAAAAGAAAGAGGTCGCCGAGCTTCGGGCCGAGATCGAGGCCCTTAAACGGCGGAGGGACTGAGTGAGTTCTGTCGCGGCGTTCCGGGCTCAGGTCTGGAAGCTCCGGGCGTCGTCGGCCCTCCCCCGGGTCATCGCCACCACCAGAGAGGGCGAGGTAGAGATTGCCCCCCGAGTTCTGATGCAATCGTTCATGGAGGCGGTGGACGCTCAGGCTATCCTCCCCACCGATCCGCTCCGCGCCATTCTCATCGAAGCCGAACCGGACCATGAACAGGGGCTCATATACGAATGCCTCCGCAAGCTCGCCCAGGGCGAGGAGTGGATCCGGGGCGAAGACCTTTTTTTGCCGTCGGGCAAGTCCCGCGACTTCCTCCTCGCTCCGCCGAAGAGGCTCAATGTGATGTGGGGGGCCGTCCGGTCGTCGAAGTCGATCACCGCCGACCTCTACTGGCTGAACAGGATCGCCACTAGACCACGGTCCAAGCCCTGGATGATCGGGAACACTCTCGACACGCTCCGAGACAACGTTATCAACCCCCTGGAGGAACTCCTCCCGACCGCCATCGATTATACGACCGGCTGGCGAGAGTGCTACATCTTCGGGACGAAATGTAAGCTCCGATCGGCGAGTTCTAAAGCCCAAGATAAGAAGCTGAAGGGCGGCACCATGTCCGATCTATATGGTGACGAGCTGACCACCTGGCCGGAGAACGTCCTCAAGATGGCTCTGTCCCGGTTGTCAACGCCGGGGGCGGCGGGCATATTCACCACGAACCCCGAGGACGAGGACCATTATGTCTGGACCGACCTCCTCTCCCCGGAAGCCCAAGAGAGGCTTAACGCTCCGGGCCTGGGCGGCATCCGGACATGGCAATTCTACCTCCCCGACAACCCCAGCCTCACCGACGAGTACGTCGCCTCCCTGAAAGCCGAATACCCCGAAGGGACCGTCTGGCACGGGCGGCTTATCGAGGGCCGATGGGTGATAGCGGAGGGCCGGATCTGGGACTTCTTCCGGCCAGAGGCGGGGGCCGGTTACGTCATCGATCCCGGAGATCTCCCCCGCGACTTCATCGATTGGGTGGTAGGGATCGACTATGGCACGTCCGATCCTTTCGCGGCCGGCCTCTACGGGCTCGCCAGGAGCCCCCAGACAGGCCGTTTAACGTGGTACTTGACCCGAGAGTACTATTACGACCCGAAGGATCACAGAGGCCGCCAGAAGGCCCCCACACAATACATCGAGGATCTGGTGAGCCTTTGCCGATGGAACGATCGCCCGATCTATCCTCGGATCCTCTGCGATCCTTCGGCGGCGGCGTTCATAGTGGAGTGTCGGCGGTCCGAACGCCCCGAGTTGCGTAACATCCGAGGGGCAAACAACGCCGTGAAAGACGGCATCCTGGACGTCGCGACGATGCTCTCTTCGGGATGGCTCAAGTTTAGTTCTAATTGCCCGCAGCATATAAAATACGCGAATAATTATAGGTGGGATGAGACGAGTAAAGAGGAGAAGCCTCTACACGAAGGGAGCCACCTACCCGACGAGATCCGTTATGCTGCGAGGTACATGATCAGGGAGATGAGATAGATGGTAGATGTCGTAATCAGAAACGCATGGAACGTATCGAAATGTGAGATAATTGTCGGCGGCACAGAGCCGAAGCTGATATATAAATACAGCATCCAGAATAATATCTTACGGCTGGATATGTTTAAGCCCGGTGCCGATGGGCGACCCTACATTATTACGCCTGATGCTGAGGACGCACAACTTTTGACCGAATACTACCAGATCACATCGCTTGAGATCGACAGCGGGAGAATCGGAGGATGATCTGCATATTCTGCGGCTTGAAAGACGCCCCGATCGTCGATCGGTGGAGCCTCATAGCCGAGATGGGGGGCAGGAGGCGGGTCGTCTCCGTCCAGAACCAGCCCGTCTGCGGCGACTGTATGGTAGAGATCCAGGCGAGGATGAACAAGAACGAGGAGATCCGGAGGGCCGATGCTGACTAATCTCAACTGGCTGGAGGACGGCCAGCCCTGGCCCCCGGTCGAAGAGGCCTCTCGGATCGCCGGGATGACGGCCAATATCGACATCTTCTCCGGGGGGCGAGATTCGTTCCTGGTGATGAAAAATTGGATGGAGAAGGACCGCGAAGCCGTGAAGAAGAAGCTCCATATCAAGGTTCCTCTCCCTGAGAAGGCCGTCTCTGTTGTCCTCAACGGCGCTCTCCCCGAATGTAACATCGTCCTCGAAGCGAAGGCGGATAATGACGCCCTCACCGACTGGATGGGGGAGGACCGGTTCTCCACCACCCTCGAAGAGCTGGGGGCCGACTGGTGCCGGTGCGGAGTCGCCGTCGCGAAAGTTTCGCGGGGATCGGAGAAGGTCCGGGTCCGGTCGGTGAGGCCCGACTGCTGGATACCCGTCTGCTATCCTGACGACGACCGGACGTTTCAATATCACGTGATCGCCACCACCTGGACCGAAGGCGTGAAGATCGCGGGCCGGTCTCAGGAGACCTGGCTCAAGATCGAGATCCATTCTGAGAAGTGGATCGAGTACCGGCTCTACCAGGTCAACAACGCCGTCGCCGGGGCGTCACTGACACGCAAGGCCTTGGACGAGAAGCCCGAACTATTCGAGGGTTACGACCTCGGAGCCGACGACCGCCAGGTTATCCCCGGTTGGTGCGTCTTCCCGATCTGGAACTCCAGGACGAGCGACAAAGCCTATGGCGTCCCGGATGCGTCCTTCTCCCCGGAGGCCCTCTCGATCGTCGAAGGTATCGAGATGGCGCTCAGTCAGAGGAGGTTCAATCACTCGTCACATAGCAAGCCCGTAACGGCCGTGGGGAGGGCGGCCGTCGCCAGGGACCCGAACACCGACCGGGTGGAGGTCGATCTTGAAAAGGTTCTGGTATATGATGATATCGGGCCAGAGTCGGCCGGTGGGGCGATCGTGTCGTTCACGTCGCCGGGCCTCGAATCGTCGCCGCAGATCGTCGCCGAGATCCAAGACCTCTTGATCGCCTTCGTGAACGTCACCGAACTATCCGCCGCCTTCGTCTCCGGCGTCGAAAGCTCCAACGTCTCCTCGGGGAGGGCCCTGATGCTGGAACTCACCCCGACGATGGATCACCTCCGGCGGTTCCGGGGGGCCTTTTGGGGCGCGATCCCGGCCATCCTGGAGTCGGCGTCACGCCTGAGCCTGGGCGACGTCCCTCAGATCACCGCCAAAGACGTCACGTTCAACTGGGATCTATCGCTCGCCTCCGATCCGATGGAGACGGCCCAACGCCATGAGATCCTTGTCAGATCTCAGATCTACTCGCCTCAACAGTGTCACCGTGAGATGGGGCTATCTCAGGAGGAGAGCGACGCGATCATGAAAGAGCTGGCCGCCGCCCGATCCGCTCAGTCTGTCGGGACGGTGGAGCCTCTGGCCATCGAGCCCATCGTCGCCGAGGAAGAGCCCGAAGAAGAAGAGTGAGCCATGCCGAAGACCGAAGCCGCCATCCGCAAGCTGACCGACGACGAGGCCGGTCGTCTCATCCGCCTCTACGAGAAGGGTGAGGCCCGGATTGAGTCACAGATCAATAAGGCTCTCCTCCGGGGGTCCGATCCCGCCTATTTGGAGACCGTGAAAGCCAATATCACGACCGCCCGCCAGGAGCTTCTGGCCGGGTCGAGGTCCTGGTGCGAGACGGCGGTCCCCCGGCTTTATAGCGCAGGCGTCTCATTCGCAGACGATCAGTCCTTCAGCGCCAAATTGGTAGGCGGGTTCAATACAATCCACCAGCACGCCGCCCAAGTTCTGGCCGAGAGCGCCTATTCTCGATTTCGAGATGTTGATGGGGTGGTAGGCAGAACCATCGATGATTTATTTAGATCCTTACAACTCGAATATTCGAGGGCGAGCGTCCTGGGCGCGGAGTCCACCAAAGCGGCTGCGAAGGCTATGAGGGAGGAGTTGAGTCGCCGGGGGATAACAGGGTTTTTTGATAAGCGGGGTCGTCAGTGGACACTTAAGAATTATACAGAGATGGCAATCCATCAGGTATCGATGGATTCGTTCCGCCAGGGTACGATTAATAGACTTCAAGAACATAATTATGATTTAGTTGTTGTAAGTTCACATGGTGGAAGC